GTCCAGCCGCCCTCACCATCTGGGACCCTAGACTTCTCAAGAAGGGTGCAAGTCACCTTGAAGTCATCGATTAGGCTCATGACAACTTCCTCCATTGGCGGAATCGGCCCGCAAATGCAGCCTGCCAACCGCTCACGCCACTCTGACCAGCAAACCCAGAGCCTTTCGAGTAGCTGTATCCGCCGAAGCTCTCTGACTGGTACGGGCTGTTAGCGTCGGCCCCATATTTGGCGCACCAGTCGGTTATCTCTTGCACTATCGCAAGCAAAGCCTTTGGTATGATATGGGTCGTGATTGTGCCGTCAAACGTCTCGTCGGTCAGGCCCTCACTTTCATCACCCTTCAGGTGCATTCCATCATTGAGATATGAGCCTTGGATGCGATACCAAACACCGTCAGGCACAGAGACGGACGCGGGGAGCTGGCCGTCAACTATCTCACAACCGCTCACGTCATAGGTGTCTCGCGTGAACCAGTTGTGGATGCTCCCCAAGACCTGCTCTAAAATCACCGCGTCCATCTCTCACCCTTACTGTCTTGCCGTCTTGCGGCGCTGTGGGCGCTTCTGAGCGCCTTCATCGCCTACTTCGGGCATCTTTTCTTCCTCTGGATTTTCTGCCGTCTCGGGCGCTTCCAGAGCCTCGACAAGCACGCCGTACCTAGTCCCGTTGATTGCCTCAAATCGGTCTGGCGACACGTCGAACTCCTCACCGCCGTCACGGAGTCTGCCAGCGGCAAAGTCCCTGAATGCCTTTACGCACTTTACACGCATTATGCACCAGGAGTCTCGGTAACAGTTGCGATGTAAAGCGAATCAGGGTTAAACAGCACGGGCATGAACAGGGCCGAAGCCTTGGTCCACAAGACGGCGGGGTCCTGCTCGGCGTACTGCATGACGTACACGTAAGGATTCTGGCCGCTCGGTGCAACCTGCTCGAAGCGTGCGACCTGCTCCTCGGGCGGCACGCCCCAGAGGCCAGTGCCCAACCGCATGGAGTTGCCAGTGCCATAGAAGGAAATCCTATCCTTCGGGAAGTAGCGCTTCTTCGTGACGGTGGGCCTGCCGTCGCTGCCCATGGTCCAAGGTACCGAATAGCTAAGGTCGTTGGTCACGATGTTGCCGATGCCATACTCAGCGTCAAGGAAGGCCCTGATATCGTTGTTGGATACGATGACGCCCTCCATGGAGGTGCCGTTGATGGCCTTCTGGACCTCCTTGTTCTGCCTCATCTTGGAGAGGACGGAACGGGCACAGACGATGCCGTTAAGCTCGACACCAGTGTCAGCAGCCATGTCCACGATATCCTGAATCTGGTCGGGCAGAGCTTTGGCGGCACCTGCACCAAAGTCAAGGTTCAGGCTGGTATGGGCTGCGGGAACGCCGTAGTCAACGGTGAGGTCAAGGTCGTTCTCCTTGATGGTCACCTTGCCAGTGGCAAGCAGCTCGTTCTTCGCAACCTTAGTGCGGGTGACAACCTCGTCGGTCAGCGCGTTGATATCGTTCATAACGTAGTCGTACAGCTCGGCCTCGGTACGAACGCCGTTCTTGGTCAGCTCGTAAAGAAGCTCGGAGGTGTTGCGCTTGGACTTGATAAGACCCTTCTCAACGTTGCGCTCGTCAATCGGCGCACGCAGGCTCTTCTGGGTCTTGGTGTCGAAGGCATGGAACTGAGCCATCTGAGGAATCTGGAATTCGTTGGCGATGTAGTTCCAGCGTGCGACAAGGTTCTCGGTGGACTCGTCATCGAACAGCCCGTCAATGGGGTCATTCGGGCGGGTCACCTGAAAACCAGTGGTCAGGAGGTCTTCGTCGGAGACGATACCCAGAACGTTCTTGAAAAACTCCATTGCTCTCTCCTACTCGCCGAAGTCGGGACGGGTGACGGTCGGGGAGGTCTTGACGATGATGCCAGTCAGGGCCTCTGCTGCCGCGCTATCAAGGGTTGCGGGGAGTCGGTCACCATAGATGGTAGCCTTGGTGACGATGGAGCCAGCTGCAGCGCCATCGGTCACGTCGATATCCTCGTACAAAATGCCCTTGGCAGTAGCGCCGTTGGCGGGGATTACAGCGCCCATCGGTACGATAGTGCGCCCGTTGCGGGTTACCGCCTGCGCGTGATTGGCGGCGATGGTAGTGGTCTCACGCAGGCACTCCTCGTCATCGACCAGAAAGAATCCAGCCTCAAACGTAGTGCCCGTCTTGGATGCGGTGAAGCTCATAGCTTACTCCTCATTATTACTGCCGAACAACTTACGATGCCTGTCCTTGGCAATCTGTACCGCACGTGGGTTCGCACCCTTGATTCCGCCGTCAGCCTTCGGAGGGTCATCGGGCTTCGCTCCTCGCTTCTGAGTGGTCGGGATGAAGTCCTTCCACTCTGTCTTCAGCGACTCGACAAGCTCGTCAGCACCCTTCACACTGCCGTTTTCATCAAGCTCGACCTTGCTCAAATCCGCAACCTTGAGGACGGTTCCCACATACTTCTGGGATACGCCAGCCTTGGTCAACAGGTCCGTATACGCCTTCGACTTGGCCCTCTTGGTCTCCCTCTGGTCAACCTCGGCCTTGTATGCATCGAAGTCCTGTTGCAGCTTTTGGGAGGTACCTTGCAACTTCTCAAGCTCCTTGTGCTCCTCCTCGTACTTGCCCTTCAGGGCTTCATACTCGGATTTGTCACTCGCCTTCTCAAGCTCCGCCTGAACCTCTTCGAGCTGCTTCTTGAGTCCAGCAACCTTGTCTGCATCGTCCTTCAGGCGGTCGCGCTCCGCCTTAAGCGAGTCGGTTGTCTCGGTGTGGGCCTCGATGATTTGGTCGATAACGCTCTCCTCGATGCCCATTGCCTTGAGCATCTTACGTGTTAAACTCACGTGCTATTCTCCTTTGCCTCGGATTTTTTGTGGCATTGCCTCGCCACCTAGCGCAAACGGTAGCACATGTAAAAAGACATGTCAAATGGATTTAAAAGACATGTCAAATGTGAACGGCAAAAAAATAGGCCCGAAGGGTAATTCTTCGGGCCGTTCGATTGTCTTTTGTGGTGTTTTACACGTCTTTACCAAAAAATCGTCTGTTGCATCAAATTTCGTTTTTTCCATACATTTTGAGAGCATGGATGATGCTCTCGCATATATCACTAACAGAGGGGTCATACAGATACCACTCGTCCGCATATACCCAATCATAGTCAAAGCTCTCTGCGATGGTCTTGGGCTGTTCATACTGCTGCCAGTCAGAGAGGGTTAGAACATCGCCGAACTCGTTGGCAATGACCACGATATTCCACCTCTCGCCGTCCAAGTCGAATGATGCGAGTGTGAGGGTTTCATCCTCTGTGCGGTCAAGGGTCTGATAGGTGATGCCGTCGATGGTCTTAGTGGTCATTTCTCTGTCCTTTCGATTCGATGGGTGGGGAGGATTTAGGCCCCTCCCCTTGGCCTTGGTTGGTGTGTTAGCAGGCTGCAAGCTCTGCCTTGGTCAGCTCCATGTAGAGGTCAAGCAAGAACGAATAAGCGTCACCCTGAGTCTTGAAGACGTGGGTTTCGTCCCTCTCAGTGATGCGAACGTAGCTGTTCGCAGTCGCGTTGTATTCATAGCGGCCATAGAAGATAACCTTCAGGCCGTAGAACTTGGCGATATCCTCCGCGATTGCTTTGCAGCACTTCTTGCTGACGCGAACGTCAATAAAAGACTTCTGGTGCTCGTGCTTGATGATGGTGGTCTTGGTCATTTCGAACTCCCCTCGGTCAGGTGGTTTCCTTTGCTTTATTAAAGTATATCACAGCTAAAAACTTTTTGTTGGTTAAATCCCAAAAAAATGCCCACGGCAACGAATCCATGGGCATCCAGTAGGTTAATCCAGCTCTCGCTTTAGCTCGTCGTTGAGTATCTGCTGGTACTGGCTCTTGTGCCTTGTCGCCGCTGGCGCAAGGTATGGCTGGGCCTTCTGGCGTGAGGTTCCAAGCTCTACGGCCTGCGCATACTCGACGTTTGTGCCGATATATACGGCGTTCTCATCTGGTGCGAGAGAGTGAGTGATGCTGTTGCGAAGTCGGCCAGTGTCAACTGGGCAAGCCTTCTTGGCGTAGTTCTCGGCGGTGAGTCCGATTATCTCAAGCGCCCTAACAATGGCGTTGTTGATGTTCTCTTCCACCAGCTTCATATTGTTCTCACGGATGATTACGCCGTCGATGGTCTCGCCCTCGGCTGCTGTCGCCTGTCTCGCAGTGATTAGCGTGCCACCCTTGCCGTTCTTCTTCTTTCGCGTAACGTCACCAACGTTACCTGTTAGCCCAAATTGCGCCATATCCTCGCCTCCTAATAGTCATCGTCGGAATCGTCTGGTTCGATTTCCTCGCCAGTACGCAAGGCCCTTTGGACCTGCCAAACGACATACTCGTCAGAGGCACCCATGAGAAGAAAATTCGGGAACCCACCGAATCGCTCCGTATACTCCTTGACGGCCTCTTCTCTCGTCATACAATCATCCCCTCTATCATGCTCTCGACCATGGTTACAGCGTTCGGGAACACCCTACGCATCTGTTCGTAGGACCTCTCGTTGACTATTGCAGCCGAACATACCTCTGCGAAAAACTCTCTTGCGGTCTTACCATCCTGTCTGTGATAACTGACACCGTGACCGTATCCAAGCGGACACGATTGCCTTGTACAACCCTCGATTATGTCAGACAGGCTTGCGTATGCATATGCACCATCCTCCGCTGCGTACATCTCTGTCCTCAGCTTTCTGATGGCGTGTCCGTTCTTGTCTCTCGTGACACCATCGGCCCTGCCGAGCGCGTTCCTGAAGTTCGCCCAATCGGACATGATTACACTTCTCAAATCCTCGGTGCCAGTGAGATAGTTGGTCTGGTATTGGCTAACGTTGTCAATCAGGTGGGCAAACTCGTGGAATATGACCTCATACGGTCGGTCGAACGAGCTGCCAGTCACGTCCTCGGCTGCGTTGAACCAAATACCCTTTGATGAGCCTCTGTAGTACGCGCCGTCGTTGTTCTCGTGGTCGATGACATTGAGCTTCGAACCGAACATGCGGTACATGGCTGCAATTGCTGGATGCTTCTCCGTTGCCTTGTCCAATGCGTCAGCCATCGCATCTGCGAACTCGTCACCAATCTTCTCCCTGACTTGAGGGCCGAACGGCTGTGCCTCAGAGAGTGCCTTGATTGCGGCGTTACGCTCCCTGATGAGAGTAGGTATGGAGGCTTGTGCGTCCTCATATTTCTTTTTGTCAGATTCCGCTGTTGACAGGTATTGCTCAAGGGCATCAACACTCGACTTATACCTTTGCTGGTAACGATTGTATGTCTTGAGGTCGTATAGCTTCTTGTTTATGTCTCTTAGTTTGCCGTCCAGCTCCTCCCTTTGCGCTACGATTTCACGACGTTTCGGGTCATTCAAGCCAAGGTTTTCGAGCACCTTGCCAAGTTCATAGTACTGGTTCTCAAGGTCCATGCTTCTGGCCGTAAGTGCGGCCTCGTCGTAATCCTTCGCATGAGCGTAGTCATTCATGAATCCCTTGTACTTTTCGACCTCGTTGCGGTACCAGCGCTCCTCGTTCGCGTTCGGCTTTCGGACCCTCAGAGCATCCTTCAGTGCCCTTTCGCGGTCATCGAGACTCTTCCTAAGTTCTTCAACTGTCGGCTTCTTCTCTTGCGCCTTCTGGCTATTCTCGCCTTCCTTCTTGGCACCCTTCCACTCGTCGTAGGTCATGCCCTCTGGCAACTTGCTCCATCTATCGGCATCGCTGGTGTCAACGCCTGCGACGGCGGCGACCAGCGTGCATCGACAGTTCCAAACCATCTCTGGAAGACCCTGCGGGTCTGCTGGGAACCTAACGCGATACTTCTCCCCATAACCGTCTGGCTCGAAGTATCCGCCCACTGGCACCCTCTGGCCGTCAAGCAGTCGATGGGTATGCCTCGTCCTCATGTCGAGGGTAGCCAGCCACTCCTGCTGCATCCTAATGCCAAGCCTCTTTGCTCTCTCGTAGCTGTTTATCCTACCTGCATTCTCGGCTGAGGTGAACGAGGTGCGTGCCGACCTGACTGAAGCCCTCTCGTCCATACCGAAAACCGTTCTGAGGCGCTGCGCCATCCTTGGCACAGACTCTCCTTGGAGGACCCCTTGTGTCACCGCGCTTGCGAACTTACTGCGATTCCATCGGGTGTCCTTGGGCTTGTCAATCTCTGGTGCTGGCAACAGCTCTGGATTGTCCTTGATTAGGCGCATGACGGTATCTCGGTCAACTAGCGTGAATCCAGTGTCATACCCTAACTTCGTATCAACGTCATACGCACCGAAGTTGGCATTCTCGGCAAATATGGTCGGCAGCTCGTCATTGATGAGCTGGCGACACATAACGTCTGCGTTCACTGCATCGTTGGTCAACGAGTCAACCATGGCCTGTTGCCATGAGCGCTCCATAGCCATGTCCTCAAGCCACTTCTTGTAATCGGTGTAAGTGATGTAGCCTTGCCGCATACGCTCTTCCATCACCATGCGCTCACGGTCGTAGTCACTGAGCCAAGTACCTAGCTTCTGCTCCATCTCTCGTGCGGCCTGCTCGTATGCCTCGCGTATCTTGGCCGAGAGGTTGGCTATCTGCTCGTCGGTCCATTCGTGTGCTTGGTCGCTCATGGCCTCATCAGGTATACCGCTACCGCGCACAGAAGGATTGCGAAGGCCACCACACCCTCTGTAAATCCGTTCATCTGCCCTCCCAAGTGATTGATACGTAAGGCGCACGTGCCGCCAACACTGACGATACGTGCGCCCAACCAACTGGCACGAACAAGCTCCCGATTTTGCTTTCTAGTCGATTTCATTCCAAACCAAATCGGTCCCAAATGCAACCGATGGTCCTGCGTCGAACACCTCACGTGCAATCAGATGATAAAGCGTGTTATCGTTTCCGTAGAAGTCAGTCAGGTTGTCATTGAAGAACTGGACAACATCGGGCCTGAACAACACGAACACCCTATCATCGTAGAACGGCACTGGAGACTCCGAGCCATCGATGATTCTGGCAACCGCCTCGTTTCCAGCGAATGCCTTGCGGACGGTCGATGCCAAGGTCTCGTCGTTGCAGGGGACCACCTCTATGGTCAGGGTCTCGTCTCCAAACGCGACCTTCTTCTTGATTAGCTTTGCGATTGCATCAGCCTTGTCCTGTCCGTCAACAAACAGCCTTACCTGTCGAAGCTCCTCGTTGCTGGTGACCGTAACGTCTGGGTCATCACCAAAAATTTGCTCGATGTAGTGGATGTGGGTAATCCAAGGGGGTGAAACCCTAAGCTGTGCCATGTCAGTCTCCTTTCTCGTCTGTCTTACTGGTGGCTTTGATTTTACCATGCTTCTCGGCCCATTTGAAATGCATCTCGCAGAGCGCAAGCGTGACGGCCTGAACGACATAACACATCTCTTCCTCGGCTGGCTCGTTCTCACCTATCGCATCAAGAGCGAAGAGAGCGATATGCGTTGCCTCGTGCGCCATCAACGCGGCATCCGTTGCCGTGTCCCCTGTCGGCTTGCCGAACAGCACGACGGCCCTCCTGCCATCCACCGTCAGCCAAGTCTGCGCATCCGCATAAGACAGGGCCTCCTCGGTCGCTCCGCTTTTTGCCAGATACTTTAGTGCCTTCTCGGTATCGTGATAAAGCCTGATTTCTGGCATCGGCAGCGTTGAGTAGTCACACTTACACCTCACCTTCGGTGCCTCCTTCCATCGTCTCCGTCATCGCCAATCGCTGCATATCCTCGGCCTGTCTGCGTTCCATCACAATAGCGACTTCCTCTGGCGATATGTTCGGCAACTTCCTCAACACGGTCTCCTCGTCAAGGTATTGGGCTTCTGAAAGCACCATTTCCACCTGTTCCATCTTGTTCGAGATTCTGTCTCTGGTGAAAATCGGCTCGTCATCCACCCCGATGAGCGCAAGCAGCTGTACGATTGACTTGCGAATCCAGCTCTCAAAGTCGCCTGCGTTCTCGTCCATTGGTTGATAGGCAGCATCGATATGGTCGTTTGTCGCGCTGGCCGCTATCGTGTGAACGTCAAGCGCTCCAAAGTCCTCATAGAGGCCATCCCTGATTTCGGTCAGGAATGCCTGACGTGCCGTATAGGGAATGTTCTGGGTGTATGGTGTGACCCCAACACCGTCCGAACCATCTACGACAGCTATGTGCTGTAACTTCAGTCTGTCGCGGAACTTTGCCAAGTCCGAATCGTCCATGCCTCCAGCATTGTTGACTATCCAGTAGATTTCGGCGCACTCGGCTAGGTCGTTCGCAAAGCCAGAGCGTATGAGGTCGTATGCGTCTATCATCTCCCTCATACCAATCAGGGTGCTCTGCTTGAGCCTTGAGCCGTACATCGGGACGATGGGTAGGCTCCCGTAGTTCTCCTCGTCCACCAGCTCCTCGGTACCGTCGAACGGTACCTTCTCATATGTTGTCTTGTACGCCTGCTTCTCTCGGTCAACTTCGAGGCCCTTGTTATCGCCTCCGCTCTTGAATCGGGTCAGGCCGTCTTCCTCGTAGAACACCGCAATCATTGGCTTTTCCTCGGATAGCTGCCACCACCTGATTCCAGCCCTCAGCTCTCCCGTGCTCTCGTCGTACAGCGGGACGAACTCGGTAAGTTTGAAGATGTGGGTCTGTTCCATGTCCCAATAGAGGAAGGACACGCCATGAATAAGTGCGTAGTATCCGCCCTCTTTGATGTTGTGGTCAAAGTTTTTCCCAAGCATCTCCTTGGTCGTATCCTCGCCACTCTCGTCAACGTCGATGAACGATATCCCATTGCCAAGTGAGTAGAGGCATCGCTGGGTATTCAATCGGCTGAAGAAGTTCGAACACAGCTTGTTGTTCGCCGCCGTGAAGTCGGTCACGGCAACGCCAGTCATCGAGTAGATTGTCTTGTTGTATTGAGTGATGGTCGTGTTCTTCTGGTGGTCGTAGTCATCCGCTATGACGGCCACCTTGTAGTCATCGGAATTCTTGTGGGACATGATTGCGGCCATGACGAACTCGGCCACTCCCGACTCTCCCCCGTGGGTCACCCTCTCGTAGTCCTGATAGGTCAGCGTAGCAGCCATATGACCTCCAAAAAATATCTGCCGCATACATTGTCGTATACGGCAGATTATAGCATTATGCCAGACCTCGGCTATCACCTTGTCTCGTATGCGAGGACAGGACCTATGGAATATCCGTCTTCGAGCTGCAAGATGGCAACGACCACGCTTGCCTCAATCGTCTGGGCCTCGTGCTCGGTGAGACCACGAATGTCGTGCGTAACGTCATCAACGCCGAACAGCAGGAGGTTCCCCATCAGCAGCTCGTCGCAGTCCGTGGCGGCACCGCCGACCCTGTTGGGCTTCAGCAAGCCCTCGTCATCGAGGATGACGTTGAACGGGATGCCGCCTACCCTCCTCACCACGATATCGATGCAGTCGCAATCGAGAAGCCCGTAATACTCCTCGAGTGTCGGCTCAATGTCGATTGAGCCAAATTTGACAGCGTTTGCGTTGACGTAATAAGCCTTCATTTCCAATTCCCCTTTCTGTCTTATACGTTAATGGTCTCGAAAGCCTTGCGTGCCCTCTTGCACCAGAG